GCATCCATACCAGTTAATGTTCTTTTCATAATTCTAATTTTAATTGTTGTAAAACTTTCTTTGGGACAACAGGTGAGTCATACTCAATCTTCTCAATCTCATCATAGATTTTATCTAGATAATACTTCTCATCAACATTGTAGTCTTCCCAGGATTTCTTTTCAGACTTGTTGAAAATTGTTTGATAAATTGGACCACTTTCTACCTGCACTTCTCTGCCATCAGATGTATTAATCTTGTAAATCTTAGTACCTGTTTTAGATACAAAGTACCTAACAAGTTTCTGGAGTTTACGTTCATAATACTTTTGATTCTCTACGCCACGCTCAACAAAAGCCCAGTTGCCTTTTATCTTTTTGCCAATACAATAGTCAAAGATATTTCTGTTAGATTGCAAATAATCTTTTGGATCAATGCCATTAACAAAATACTCATACCATGCTTTGGTTACAATAAGATTAGACTTGTTCTTGTGCAGAGGCAACTCATCAAATTCAAAACGTCCTTTACATTTTACTTTGCCATCAGTGGTAATTGCGATGTAATTATTCACATCACCAATTATCATTTTCTTATATTCAACTGATTCTAGTTGAAGTTGTGTCATTTGTTCCCATTCTTTGCATATTTCAAAGAATAGCTTTTCATCTTCTTCATAAATCTCAAACTCTAGACCATCTGTGTTTTGCATCAGTGGTTTAGAACTTGGTATTCTTGTAGTAATCATTTCATACAGCATGGATAAAAGCAACTGACCATTCACTGTAATCCTGAAAGTTAATTCAGGATCATACAGGAATGAATGTTTGCTCTTGCTCAAGCCATAAGTAGAATTGAGAACAATTTTAAACAAATAATTTAGTGGGTCAGATTTAGGATACTTCTTTCTTTCTTCAAAGAACCATTCATATAACTCACAGAAATCTTCTTTAGGTAAATGAGCAGGCGCCCACTTATTCTTAATAGCAAGGTTAGGATAAAAACTTGTTACATCCACGCTTACTATTTTCTTACCTGCTTCTGGAACATATACACCAGATCTGATGCAACCATGAATACCACCTAAAGCATAAACAGTAGGTACACTCTTGTGCATCATTGTGTATTTAGGACCTTTTCTTTTGTCGTCATCTTCTTCTTCAAGGATTGTTGTATCAACGTCTAAGTTTTTAAACCAGTTATGTACAGCATTAAATTCAGGAGTTTCAAACTTAACATAAGGTAGGATAATGTCCCTGAGAGGAACACTCTTACGATAGGTTCTCATTTCTCTGATAGATTTTTTATCTCTGTTAAGTTTCTGTGACAAAAAGTGTAAAAAGATTTCTTTAGAGATTTTAGGCTCGCTTGCAGAATACAAGTTTACATTGTAAGTAGCACTAAGCTTAGCACGCAGATTGATCTGGGAAGCCATGACTTTGTTACCCTTCTTGTCTTTGTAATTAAAGATAGCTTTGGTAGAACGCACGTCATTAATGCAATAGCTGATCACCATGTCCCAGGTTACTTTATCAATAACTTTTTCATAGTGAGGATGTGGCATCTCTTCTACATTATCCCAGTCCATGCTGAACTGAGTCCATTTCAGAGATGTACGCTTTGCAGTACTGTCCCAGTGATTCAATCTAAAAATGTCCACACAAGGTATGGTCATTTTAAATTCAGGATAATCAAGAAACTCTCCACGCGAAGACTTACTGATCACATACTGTGCATACTCATAAATTCTAGCAGCAAAATCCTCTGGATCTCTTGTCTCATCTAGAAATTCGTTTTTGTTTGCAAGTATAAACTCAGTAATCTGCGCGTCAAAGTTTATATTGTTATAACCCATGTGCCAATCTTGTGCCTCTCTGCTTTCAAGCAAGAACTCCACAAACTTTTTCATGTCATTGGCGTGTTTACCAACAGCAAAAACGTGTCGCTCATTACTATCATAACACTCGTAAACAGCTACAAAGCAATTGACAATGGTCTCATAATCCATTATCCAGAATTTACGGTGTCTCATTTTAGCATTTCTTTTACATAATCAGGTACAAAACTATTTACAGCAAAGTGCTTCACGAAAGATTCTATATCAGCCATATTTTCAAGATAGTATTCATAATAAGATTCCATCATTACTCTTTGCTCTTGCCATGTGTGATCTGTGTTAGGGCGTTTAGCAGGAATAATATCTCCCTTATCACTAAGACGTGGTAACATCAGTGGCTTTTCTTTTTTGTCTTTGCTAATAATAGCAAGAACTTTTTGTTCAGGATCAAAGATTATCTCATTGTAAGGACATTCCATTGTTAATGGGATCATGCGAAATGTTTCTTTATCATTCCATTTCGACTTGTAAATCATCATGTTATTCATGTTTATTTGTTTTGGTTAAATGTTTCTTTTTCTGTGTCTTGCTTGTTACACAACTCTCCTACTTCTTGCAATACAAGTACATCCATTTCTAGAATTTCTGCGTACTGCTTAAAATACTTTTTAGGAAAAATAAATGATTCTATGTAAACCCACTCTGGAGTATGTATACCATAATAATCAGATAAATTCTTTTTAGCATTTTTAGAGAATTGAGAATACTTACCTTGCATAAATAAATCATAGTCATACGCTATTTGGTTCATGTCAAACACATAAGCAATTTTGTTATTATCTAAAGGCACCACAAAATCTAACATGTGGTGCTTTAGTAATTTGTCACGTTCAAAAGTAGTCCACGTTGAATTATTTTCTTTTTGATATACGCAAACTAGTTTTCTATCAGACAAAGGAAACTCTTCTGGCCAGTGCAAATATACTTGCTTTGGTTTTGGATCTTTGTTTCTTTTGAATCCTAGTTGTGGATATAAGAAAGTGTAAGACTTTTGAAAATAAGACTTATACATATCTTTAATCATAAAACTTGCTCGTTATTGTTAACAATAAAACTGTAAGGCAACTCAAAATTCTTTTCCTTAAAATGATAAGCTGCTTCTTCCAATAACTTGTCAGTCATTTCTGTCCATGTGGTCATAGTTTCATCAGATATTCTGATAGGAGCAATTTGCATAAATGGATCTACAACCAAAAATCTAAATACAATTTTATAATCTGCATACTTAGGTTGGCTTAGATATATATGCTCTACAAGTTTTTTGTACATTGCTGCTTGAATCCAATACTTGTAATAATCAATACCATCTTTGAACTCAGAAATAGACCTGCTGGTTTTCTTTAAGTCATTAACGCGTATTTCTTTTGCGTTGTTGTCAATAACCAGATTATCTACAATGCCACGTAATCCAAATGGATATTCGCCACCAAACTTAACAAGTTGTAACTCGTTAAATTTTTCTACCATGCTGAATGAATCAGCAAAGAAACCCATTGCATCCATAACTGGAGCATTTGTAGTAATCTTTTCTACTACTGCTTTGCAAAAGTTATACGTATCATCATCAATAACTGTACGTCCTTCTGCTTTTTTCATGTATTCCCAATACGCTATATGTTTAGCGTTAATCATTTTGTCAATTCTTTGTCCATCAGTTTTAAGAGACTGATATAAATTGACATCTTTAAGCACATCAAGTATTGCTGCTGAAAAATCTTCTAATCTTTCACGCGTATCACCTGTTGCTTTTAACTCTTTGTAGTGGTTGAAAACTGTATGTAAAACAGCACGTGGATTATCACTGGGTAAATCATCACTGCTGATTACAAAATTATCGTCAAATCTTTCTGGCGTCAATAATAAACAATGTATTAATGAACCCTCAATCATGTTTTTGTCAAAAGAATCTTCTCGCTGTCCTAGTACATAATGCATGTAAAATGCTGCTGGACTGAATGCTAGCTTATTCAAACCTGAATAAGACATTAAAAATTCTGTATCAAAAAACTCTTGTTCCTTCTGAAGTCTTTCAGAAAGTGGAACACTACTCACGTACTTGTTCATAAAATTAAGATTTGCAATTTAACATGTCACTTGGAAAGTATTTCCCAAGTATGTTGCCATTATAACTGTTACCTGTTAGTACATTGTATTTCATTTGATAAGCTACTTCACAATAACTTAAATACTTTTTAGTGCAACAGATTTCAATTATTTCTCTTTTAAAAAAGTGTGTACCAGATGCTTCAATATCATCAAGTAATTCTTTGCAGGAGCCATAGTAGGATTTCCAATTGGATTCTTTAACTACCTGCTTAAATTTCTTTCTTGAACCTGTTTCTGTTTTTTCTTTTTTAGAAATTTTTGTTTTTTTAGATGCGTATAGGTTCTTACGTCCTATGTAAAACTTACCATTTATTTTGTTGGTAATCATGTATACAAAGCCAATTGCGTCTTTGTAATTTGGCAAATCTTCTACACTTTTCACAGTGCGTTCTAACCCTGAAGGTGATTTAATTGTCCAGTCACTCATAAAATTTGATGAGCTACAAACTTAAGAATTTTTTTCTATATATTTTTCAATTGCATTCTGAAGTTTAGGATACAAATCGTAAAGTGCTGTTTCTCTGCCATGTATTTTTATGATGTCACTAATGTCTTTTTCTCTTGGCAAATACACAAAAGGTAAATTATATGTTTCCTCATAAAACTTCATTGCATTTATACCAGCAACATCACTGTCCATGTAAACAACAATGTGCTTGTATTCTTTCTTTAGCCATTCATTAATAATCTCAGGTCTGAGTTTGGTAGATTCACTGCTAGGCGCAATGCAATCAACTGTAAAACCTAGACTTTTAATAGCCATAACATCTTTTAGAGAAGATGTAATAACAATTGTATCATGATTATCTAACTGATCAATACCTTGAATAGTTGATTCTAAAGAAATAAACTTTTGAGATTTATTCTTTGGATTATAAACTTTATAAATTTCATCATCTTTTGTGAAAAATGCATATGTCAATCCATCTTTATCAAATGTCAAAGATTTAATAATTTCACCTGTCTTTAAATTCTTTTGAATTAACTCATAAGATTGTAATGGTCGTATGTTGTACTTTTTAAGTAAACTGCTACCAATATTGTATGGAAGCCAGTAATTAGCATCTCCAACTGTCCATTCACGCACTTTATAATTGTCAATACACCATTTAGTGTGACCTAATGAATTTTCATCTAACAATGTAAATTCAGATTTGTCAAAGTTATTGTAATCATCAATAACTCTTAAACAAGCCTCATTGTAAGAAATATTAAATAGGTTTTGAACCAAACTGATACCATCACCAAACCTGCCTGTAGAATGACATTTGTAAACCCATTTGTTGTAGTGTTTATCAAAGTACACATACATTGATGGATTGCTGTCTTTAGGATTAAACAAGCTTTTAAGTCTTATAGTTCTGGTAAATGCGTCATCATTTAGCCTGAGATAATATTGAAAAATCCACTGTGATGGAATACTATCTAACAGTAGAATACTTTTTTTACTTGAAAACATGACACAAATCTAAAAATAAAAATAAAGGGTGAGCATAACTCACCCTCTACTTTTAAAGTTAACTCTAATTAACTGTTTGCAAATGGCAAATCCAGATCATTGTCACCAGGTCTAGTAATATCTACTCCTGAAAAATCATCAGAAAGAGATGTATCTTTTACTGGTTCAAAACTGTCAACTGTTTTTGCACTATCTTTAGCAGCATCAGCATCTTTTGAATCAGCAGATTTGATGTGCAACTTTTCGTCAAAGTAAATAAAATTAGTAGGGTTTTTATTTTCATCTTCTGATGCAGAAAATGGATAAAGATTTGCAGCGTAGTCTATTTTTGGAAAAAACAATCTGTAATTAGGTACACTGTATCCTTCATTAAAGTACTCAGAACCACCTATAGTAAAATGTGCCCATAACTCTGGATCAATAAGATACTTTCTTACACCATAGATGTAATCTTCAATAGTTTCACCTTCTACACCTTTCTCATTCATCTTTTCAAAGATTCCCATTTGTTTTGCAAATCTATTAATCCAATTAAACATTGCCTGATCACGCTTTAATGTTTTACCATTAGCAGTATAATCAGTAAATGCGTATGGAGAAGATTTTACACTACCTACTTGACCTCTGTAACAACCTAAACTAGGGTTATTTTTATCAATGTCAATGCCTTTGAAGTTATCACCCATATCTTTACCTTCTAACTTAAAAACAATAAAACGTGCTTCTTTGTTAAATGCTGGAGTGTCAATACTTACATCAACAATTCTACAATAATGTGTTCCTGGAGGTAAGATTTTAGGAACTGAACTACTTTTTTTCTCTTTGTAATCGCTAGATTTAAACATAACTTTTCTTTTTTTAAATTAATTAATCAATATAAACTTTATCCCAGTGTGTAACTATACTGCCATCTTCTGCTGGTTCAGAGATAACAATCTCTTGGTTTCTTAAATGCTCTGGACGTGCGCCACAAGCAATTTCGTCAGTGGTAACAAAACTAAGAATATTTTTCTTACCTTTTCTGTAAATGTAACCTATTGCGTCAGAGTTTGACGTGGTAATACGTTTCAATTTACCTGTTAAATCAAGATCAAGAGAGTTAAATTCTGCTCCATTTTTCTCCAACATTGTGTCTTTGATGTGACCAACAAAGATTACATGTGGAGCAAGCGTTTTGATGTAATTAAGCACTTTT